CTGTAAGCGTTTAGCAATGGGTAAGTGATGTCCTCACCTGTGGTGGTGTTAAAGCGCTGTCCTACGTCTAGCATTGGGCCGACGAGACGTGCTACGTCGAATACCTGGTCGTAGAAGCTCTTGGGTACAGTGTTGTCGGTTGGGACAATGGTACGTGCCTCAAACTCGTGTGCTCCACGGCTCTCAGCAATGTGACGCAAGATGTCGTTTTCTGAACGGCTCTCAGTTGCAGGGACAAAGTCCTGTGCAACCTGTGCAGCCTGTGCAAAACGCTCTTCTGAACGCTGTGCGACATCGATTGATTCACCTACAGCAGAAATGTCTGCTTCAATTTTGTTGATTTTCTCCAGCTCAGCAGCGTCGAGTCCACGACCCTCTGCTTCTGCGGAGTCAATCACTTCACGGATTTGCATGACCAAGTTGGCACGCTTCTCCTCTTGTGACTTAATGAAAGACATGTGTCTTTTCTCCTTTTTACTCGTAGTCGTTTTGGTCTCAGCAGCGCTGACGCTGGACTGATAACGGCAGAGCTGACTCACATCCGTTAGTAATAGTTTATCAATAGAAAACCCCTCCTACTGAGGTAGCAGTCGTAGGAGGGGCGAAACCCTAATTAGCGAATTTCAGACGCTTCTTGTACTCGGGTTTCTTTTACTGGCTTAGAAGCTTTTGGCTCTGCTTTTTCCTCGACCTTTGGCTCTTCTTTGGTTTCTGCCTTTTCGTCGATGCAGCATACTGCTTCTGCCATTTTATCGGCGTTCTGGGCGATAGGACCACTTTCGGGGTTACCTACACTTGCAAGAAGCGCCTTTTTGATTTCTTCTTTACTTGCCATTTTTAGATCCTATCAATCAGGTACTGAAGCTTTTTCTTATGTAGTTCTAGCATACCGTCAAGTTCTTCTTTCTTTTCCACAGCCTCTGCTTCAGGAGTTAGCTGACCGAGTACCTTGTTCATGACTCCGGCTTCTTCTTCTGTAAGACTCTTGCCTTCTTCAATCTTCAACATTGTGTCTGCCAACATGTCTGCGTCTACTTCTGCCCTTTTAGCGATAGCCTGCAAACCACGGACTGCCGTTGTGCCTGCGGTCTGAGTATAAGCAGGGAAAGCCACAATGCTAACCTCGTGCAAACGAACCGAATGCAAGGTGCGGTTCATGCCATCTTCAGACCAAGAGTCACCCGACCGAGGCACTGAGAAACCGAATGACATGCTGTCTAGGTCTCCTCTACGTAGAAGCTCTGCTGTGTCACGACCTAGTGTGGTGTTTGGCAACATGGCCTCCACCTTTAGTCCACGCTCGTCTTCATAAAGACGTAAAGTCTTTGCACGAGTCGAGGCTAAGACATTGCCAGTGTCGTGGTTGTAAAGCATCTTTATATCGTTACGTGACTCGATTGATCGCTTGAACGCACCAGGCATGATTGTTTCCCTGAACGGGAGTGGCTCACTGGCGCTGTTAAATATTGCTGCATATCCTGTGAAACGCATCCCGTCTTCTTCATCACGCACCTCAATATCTGTGATTCTGTATCTAGTTTCTAATTTACCCATTGCCTCACCGCTTGCTGTTCTTAGAGAGTTCTCTTCTTCAAGTCTACTAACAACTCCTTCGGCGTAATCTAAAGTTCTCTGTGCTGCTCTCTTGCTTGGTCCACTGCCCCAAAGCAAGTGTGCTACGACACCAGCAGAAGGATAATCGTCAGAGTCAGGGTTTGCGCTAGGACTATCAAGGTCATCCATATGACGAGCAACCCAAGCACGTAAACGAACCCACTTATCAGCGGTGACATTCCCGTTAGCCATCGCTCTAGCTTCACGCACTGTTCTTTCAACCAAGCCATCTCCAGCCAAGCCTTCCTCGTAGTACTTCAAACCCTGTCGGGCTGCTGCTCTCATGTAAGCAGGTGGATCTAGGTTTACATCTCTAGCCGCATATGTTTCTGAACCCGTACCAGTAATCTCTTCGTACTCTGCATGAGTAGAGCATGGCATGTAGATAGTCTGTCCATTTTCATCCATTGTGTGTGTACCACTGCAACCGATTTCCGCCGCTTTGTCTGCAGCTTCTTGTTGGGTGGTGTACTTGTCATTAGATAAAGCTGCTCTTGTGCGTGACCGAAGGTCGTTTATTTTTGTGAGCGTGGAGAACTTGTGCCCGACTTCTTGGTCTTGGGCTTCCCAGCCGTCTTCGCCTTCTCGGTAGATTCGGATGAGGGCGGCGGGGTCGTCTGGGGTTCCCGTGATGGTAAAGCTTGAGTCGGGTACGTCAATTTCGCCGTCTCGGACAATTCTTGTGATGCGACCTTGGGCTGTGCCTCCGCCACTTTCCCATCGGACAAAGTCTCCGACTTCAAGTTCGTCTGGGGCTGCCCGTTGCGGTCCGGTATAAGTACCACCTGGCTCCATCTCCTCTGCTAGTGACAGTGCGACCATTTGATCCACTGCGCTTTGTTTTGTATCATGGCAGGCGATAATCTCACCATCTTCTTTCACAACTGCCCAGAAGGTGCAGTCTTCCATCTCGTCACTAATAAAGTATGGCATTCTTATCTCCGCCTAGTTGGTCTTCTGCGTGGTCTACGACCGTAGCCTATTCCTGCTGGCATAACCTCTCCTAATCTCTCTTAGTTATTGTCATTACACCTATTTCTAACCCGTCAGGGTCAGAGACCGCCCAAAGATCGTCTCCAGGGCGTAGTTCTAGGTGCAAGTTCTGTCCTGGGTCAATGTGAATAGAGTTTGCTGTAGTTACGGTGCTTGGTCCAATGTGCACGTATTCATTAGAGCTTTTGGTCATATTGTGCAGGTGTACTTCTTGACCCATGTTGTCAGGTTCTACTATTTGAGTAGCGGTTGTGTCGCTAAGAGTAAATACTTCGCTTTTGACTGGCATTACTCATCCACCCCATATCCATCTTTGATCGTTTGCACGTCAGGAGATTGTCCTGTCTGCACCTGAACGCTCGGTAGTCCCGTATGATCAATGTTTGGCAGACCGAATGCCTCTAGAGTGCTTGCAGGGTCAAAGCCGACCTGAATTAGCTGTGAAACCATGTTTACACGCTCTTGCTGTTCTGCTACCTCTGCTGCAGTGATGTCTACGTTGGCTAGAGGCACACGAACGTTGTTTGCTGCCTCGTCTTCAATAGGTCGGAGATCCTCGAAGCGTCTTACGTCATTGATCGTGTAGTAACCAGCCTGTAATCCTGTGCTGTAGCTTGCGTGACGGCTTTCTGCGTCTGCACGTAGCAAGTTGTCCAAGTTGAACTTAAGGTAAGCGTTCTCGCCGTTTGGCAGTCTGTTGAACAGCGGGCTAAGTGCACTCTCTATTTTCTGTACGATAGGGCGAAGTGTGTGAGTTACAAAAGCTAGGTTGTTTTGCTCAACCGAAGCATAAGTGTTAGTTCCTGGCAGACCGAGTAAGTGCGGAGGCACGTTGAAGGCTCTTGCAACGTCTTCTACAGCCATCCTGCGACTGTCGATGAACTGAGCCTTGTCATTTTCAATAGATGTAGCCGTGTACTTAGCTCCACCGCTTAGAACGCCTGTCTTGTGTGACCTCTGCCATCCTCTGTGGCGTGAGTCAAAGCCTTCTGCCAGCATCTTGGCTTCTTCACCTGTTAGCTCGCCTGGATACTCGATAATTCCGCTTGACTGGTTACCTTTACCAAAGAAGGTAGCTGCGTAGCTCTCTAGAGCAATAGCAAGCCCAAAGTTCTCCTTCAGAGCGTCTACACGGCTCACTCCACGGATTTTGCCAGGTCTTACGACATCAGGTATGAAAATCATCTCTTCGTGGCTTAGAAGGCGTTTCTCGCCCTCCACACGGTACATGACCTTTCCAACACCGTTACGTTTGATTTCCACGTCTAGCGGGTTTATTACCTGCATATTGACGATTTCGCCTTGGCTGTTGCTGTAAACACGAATAAAGGCGTTTCCATCGAGCAACAAGCTTACGATCATTGCGTTATAGAAGGCTTCTTTAGTTGTGTCCACGTCTGGGGTCAATACCCAAGCTGGTTTTGGTCTAAATACTCTGCGGAAGCCATCTCTGTTGATGTAGACATCCATTGGCAGTGTGCAAATCGTGTCAGCAATCAAACTGACAGCAGAGAAGATGGCATTGACC